TAATTGTTGGGTTGTATTCCCCTTCCTCATCCCAATTCGGGTATTCCTTATCAACGGCAAATGGTCCTTTCATGATACCAGTGCCGAACAAGGCCATTTCAAATGCAGTAGACCGAAGTTGTTTGGAAGCATTCGCCTCTTCCAACTGGTCCATAATTTTCTTTTCCATCTGCTTGGCCGCAACTAATGCAGGCTCAAACGTAATTTTGCTTTGAGTTAAGCCATAACCTTCTTCTAGGTTTTCAACTTCTTGAAGCTTCTCTTCTAATGGCCCTAGATTCATTTCTCTCAGTGACTGCGCTGTAGCACCGGGAGGGAAATCCATGCCATCACCTTCAAATCCATACGGAGATGCTGGCTCCATGCTCGCACCACCCTGCTGAGCAGGTTGCATATCAAAGTTAACTGCTTCTGCAACGCCTTCAGGTAAGCGAGTAGGTTCTACTGAGATCGGGAATTTTTGATTGGCAAATAAGACATCAATAATTTGACCGTAGGCCGCAAGAGTTTTAGTCTTTGTCACCTTAATAAAGACGCGAGACTTCTCAGCATCAGTAAATTGTACGTCTGGACCATAGATGCCACGATAGTTACGATAAGATTGTAACCAACGATCTTCGTCTTGGCGGCGTGTATCTTCAGCTTTAGTGTACCGCTCCATGACAAAACGCACTAATGATTGTAGCTCAGGAGATTCCTCTATCCGGTCTTCTACATCTTCAAGTGTTATTTGAGCGTCACTTTCAAAGATATCATCTTCTTCCATATTTAATATCCAAATTTACTGTCTGAGGGTACATAGGACGATGGCCTTGAGTGTGCCGGATCAAAGTCCCAAATTGAAAAACGAGGTCTTGACATGATGCCATAACGCAATGCGTCATACAGGTGATCTTCAGACTTCGTGTCAATGTCTTCTGGATTTTTCTTATCCAAAGGAATAATAGGTAACTGTGCAATTAAGTTAGTACATGTGTTAAAAAACACAAGTCTTGGTTCTTCCGAAAACTCATCAACCTGTAATCTGCGATGAACTTCGTTTTTACCTGCAATACGAGATCCTGCTGAGCGATCCGATGGCCTCCAGCGACATCCTTGAGCAATCATCTGCTCCGCCAATGAAGGACCAGTATCTCCACGCTTATGCCAGCAAGAGCTATCTAGTACGCCGTACTTGATGTTGCCATCGTCTTGTTCAAGCTCCATGACCATGCGAGCAAGATCAGTTGCCAAGACTTTACTAACATATAGCTCACGATAGACAATAAGCTGTTCATCAGGAGTACAGGCAAACCAAACAACAGCAGAATAAGAACCATACCCATAATCGCAGGCGCGAAATTTAACCCAATTGTTAGGTATGTCAAAAGGATCAATAGTATGTATTTGTCTGTTGAACTCAGGAAACGCCGCACCTTCAGCAACATCCCAATTACCCTCTAATAACTGTTTACGTTGATGCTCAGGTAAGGACAGGAGCATCGCTTCATAGTCCCCCTGATCGTACAGATGAGGGTTATCTGTTAGCATCGCAGGTATAAACCTACGTTTAAATAATGGTTGCCCAGCTTTTGAATGCTTGCTAGGATACCTTAATGTTTCCCCAGATTCAATGTCTGTGGCGTGAAATGCCTTGCCATGAGGGGCAGGATCAATAAACATCTTTTTAACCCACGCATGACCGGGACCACCGGGGTTTGTTGTTGCCCTCATGTATGTAGGCAAATCACTCGCTGTACTACGCAAACGGGATCTCATGTAATCCCATGCAAATGGCGTATGCCACTGTGTCAATTCGTCGAATCCAATCCAGCTAAAAGCCTGACCTTGGTATCTTAATACGTCTTCGTCCCGATCTAGATACGAGAACCACAGCCTTGCGCCTGAAGGGGCAGTCCATTGCATCTTTCTTTCTGACCACTTGATTCCCGGCCAGATCTTTGGGTACATCTCTTGTGACTTCCAAACGAGTTCCCTTAGTTCCTCATTGGTATGTCGTAGTAGCAGTCCACTGAATGATGGATGGCCCATAAATCGTAACGGGTCAGCCAACATAGCATAAGACTTACCACCGCCTGCGGCACCTCCATATAAGACCTCCCTTTCGCCTGCCGCCAAAAACTCAGTCTGAGGTCCAGCGTTAGGCTTAAATATTACATTGTGTTCTTCCGGGCGAATCGGCTCAAATTCAGGTTCTTGATGTACATCTTCCCTGATTTCAATCTTCGGTTCCGATAGTATCTTCTTCTTTGATTCTTGACTTGCGAGCGCCGAGCCTTGACCTTTCGAGCTTCTCCGCTTCGGAGATCGCCTTTTCGTACCTTCTGGCCCACTCGCGGAGAGTCGCACTGCGTCTTTTGTGGGATTGCTCACTATCTATTCGCTTCTTCAAACCCATATGCGAAATGCTTCTTCCTGTTTGCTTTGACAACCAAATAGAAACTTCGCGATAACTGTATTGCTGTAAATACTCTTTTGCTTTTTCTAAAGCCCTTAGTTCACGAGGAATAGGCTTCAGCATGTCTGTGTCATCTGGATCTTCTTCATACCCAAATGGTATTGTTCTTGCTATCCGTGGTATTGGCAGAAAATCATCATCTTCAATGACATTCTCAGGTTGTGCCAATATCCACTTATTCTTGTTCGTCATCCTCAGTTCGTTTCGGTGGAAGTAACATCACACCGCCTGTAGATTCAATTTGTACCTTTTCAGATTTAATGATACCAATACGATCCATCACTTCTTTAGCCGCTTGCATCTTTTCCTTAATGCCTAGCTCAGTTGGATCGTGTAACGCACCAACCATCGCCATAGCCGCACGTGGGCCATTCTGGGCAAGGTACATGTTAGTACGCTCTAAGATTTCATCTTTCAATGAACTCACAATAGATGCAGTATGTTGTGTAGGAGAATAGCCTGCCAGCTTTTTAGCTTCCACAACACTTCCACGTGCATCTTCAAAGAGTACGTCTAGGAACTTCTGTTGTTTTTCAGTTAACTGACGATCTGCCATTCTATTTTACCTTTCTATGTGCTTTTACTTTTTTAGCCACTTTTTTAGGCTGTGAAACAAACTGTTTGCCTTTTTTCGTACCCGCTCGCTTGGCTCTCGTAGTAGCGGCATACTCTTTGTCCGAAAGAGCCTTGATAGCTTTCTCCGGTAGATAACGCTCCCCTGTAGCTTTCGGGCCTTGTGTAGATGGCTTGCCACTCTTGGTACGCCACTTTTGCTTTGTCCACGCTTTGAGGGACTTTTGACTCTTCGCTAAAGGCATTAGTTTTTGTATCCTCCGCCAGCTTCTTTATAACGCTTGGCGAGCATTTGAGCTTTCCGTGCGGACCATTGACCCGGCTTACCTCCCTTTCCGCCTGCTTTAATCTCGTTAAAAAGTCGCTTGCGGAGAGATGGCTTTGTGTAGTTTCCAGCTTCATTAACTTTACTCTTGGTTGCCTTACCACCTTTAGACATGTGCTTCTTAATCTCAGCAGGTTTCTTGCCCGCTTTCTTCATTGAGATCGCAACAGCCGCTTGTTGAGCACGAGATTTGTATGGCATATAAATTATCCGTTTGGTAGAAACACTTCTTCAACAGTAACAATAATACTGACATCTGGGTTATTACCACCGGAAGTATTCGTTGTAGTTAGCTTCACTGTATCGTTTTCTTCTAACACAAGAAAAGAACCGGCTAACTGAATGAAATCAGCCTGAGCTAAATTCTTACCGCCGATGATTACAATCGGTGTTCCCCTGTCATCATCATCCCACGCAACACTGACATCAGTCGCACTAGCACTTGCGTTAGACACAAACACCAGTGACATGTACGCTACAGTGTTTGGAGGGCAGGTGTATACAGTGTACGGCGTATTATCAAGTATGGCGTGTAAGCCATAGCTCTTGAATCGTGAGGGGCGGGTGACGTTTAACGCCATGTATTAGCCACCTGACCGCAAACGCTTAGACCGCTCTGCTGGTGTCTCACCGGGCAATGCTGTCATTGCTTGTACAGACTGAGGCATTCTACGTTGTATCTGCTGTCTGCCCATTGCATTTTCAGGATGACCAGTAGGTTTAGACAATTGGTCTTGCACCATACCGCCTGCGGCATAGTAATGTGTCCTGCCTTTAACTGATCCGCCTTTAGCCATCTTGCAGTTAGACATTTACTTACGGCCCTTCTTAACCATGCCACCTTTCTTCATGTAGCCCATCTTGTTACGGACTGGAGTAGGTAGCTTCTTTAAACCTTTAGCATCTTTAGGTGGGGTCTTTAATGCAGTACCGCCGACAGCCATCTTTTTCTTGACTGCACCGCCGTATGCCATCTTCTTGCCAGTCTTTAAGCACTTACCAGCTTCTTTACACTTAGCCTTGCTTGTACAACCTTTACAATACGCCACGATTACTTCTTGCCTCCAAGATGATCTACAACTTTACCGCCAGTTGCGTAGTTATGCTGGTACATCTTACCGCCTTTACCACGAGCCATACCGCCATCTTTCATATCTGGCCGACCTTCTTTTTTCTGCATTTCTTGAAGGCCACGCTGTACAATACGAGACTTTAACTCTGTTGGATTAGATGTTCCATACTTTTCAACTAACCTTGCTGATGGCAATTCACTATCTGCGTCTACAAACTCACGCTCATACATTTCAGGAAGATCTGGCTTTTCTGATGGAGCACCCATGTACTTTCTCATACCCGGCATTACTTAATTCCTCGCGATGATTTCTGTGTTGGCTTCATGGAAGCACCACAATTTGCTTTAGCCATACCGCCTTTAGCCGCATAGATTGATTTACCTGTACCTTTAATCGTCGCTTTAGGTAACTTAATCTTTTGTCCGGGTCTAATCTTATTAGCATCTTTAATTTGAGGATTGGCCGCTAGAAGTTGCTTCAGTGTAACACCAGCCCTTTGTGCAATTGCGGATAGTGTATCTCCACTCTTCACAGTACGTGATCCACCGCCGCTACCGCCACTAGAGCTTGGAGTCTCTTTCTTCTTAGCATCTGCTTGTGCTTTTGCTCTACGCGCCGCTACTTCTGCATTGCCATCTCCACGGCCTCTCTCTGCTCCACGCGCTGGTTTAGGCATGCCCATTTCTCCAGCGGGAACTTGTTTCTTGCCTCGTGCAGTCTGCTTTATTGCTTTACTTGGGTCTTTAGCATCGACACCACCACCTAGTGGCTCAGAAACCAAAAGAAGACCAACGCCAGTTCCTAACTTAGATAATGGTCCAACACGTGAAGCTGTTCTAGCTACCGCTGACTTCGCTTTATCTGTTGCGGATTTAATTGACTGCTCGACACCACTTTTAGATGGCCCTCTGCCCCTGCGATTTTCACTTTTGAGTTTAGAATCACCTTTATTTTTAGCATCTTGTTTCTCAGATGTCATCATATCCCGTACACGTTTCGGAATATTCTTTTCTGCGACACGGCGAGATTGAACCTTAGCTCGACGGGTTCCCGGCTTTGGGGTTTTCTTACTCGCATCTGACTGACGCTTTAAAAACTCTTTAAGTCCACGGCCTTCACCCGGCTTGACTCTCGATGAACGCTCAGCTTTATCTTCTAAGGCTGTGAGTTCTTTCTTGGATAAAGTCGCATTGGACTTTTTACGTGCCATTACTAGCTCCTTGGATTTTTCTTTGAAGCAGTCTTCGTCCTAGGGAATGATCGGTTAGAGGACTTAGACCTCACTGACAATTTTTTATTGTTCAGTGGATTTCCAGTTGTGTGATGAACATCTTTGCCATCACCTTTCTTGACTAAACCAGCTTTAGCCATCTTTCTGCGCGCCATTACACGGGAAGATCTAGCCTTCCTCTGTTCAGGCTTACTGTGGTAGTTCTTGTACTCTTTTTTGTAGTTACGCTTCGCTACCATTTCTCTTTATGGCTCCAATACTTGGCTGACAACTTCGTAGTTGGTTTGCCTTGCGCATTATGCCTAGCATAGTACGAACGCTTACGAGCCTTATCCTTTGCAGTGCTAGGGTTTTTACCTGCACCTTTAACACCTTGTTGACCAAAGCGTATGAGCTTGTATTTGCCACCTTCTGAGGCCATTACAACATGAGATTTCTTAGGATGTGATGGAGTACGCTTCGCTTTGTTAACGCCGCTAAGCCCCAACTCCTTCATTTTGTTCTTCACTCTCTCTGGAATTGCCATCTGTCCAGCCTGCCTCACGCATATATTCTTCAGTTTGTTCCAATGAAAAATCCCGCTTGTAACGGGACTCCAATGCCTCACGCACATAGAATACATCTGAGTGCGGTATGTGTATGCTGTCTAACGCAGTGTTATTCTTTAAACAATCGTAGACTTTTTCTAGTAGTCCCTCGCGAGATCTTTCAATTTTATACATAGTTATATTCGGAAAGTTGTAAATGTCAAGAACTTGACTAAGAAAGTAGTACAGATTGTACCACCGAGGATGGAATGTAAGGATTTTAGCACAGATATCTCATCTATGCAAGAGTTCATTTAAGTGTACATTTAAGTGTTACACTGACAATGTATTTTACATCTTTTTTTCAGGAGTTTGTTTTCTTATTTTTCTTATCATCACTTTCAGTAATGAGTTATATCCAGAATCAGGGATCTGTCAATATGTTATATGCTATCATAACGATAGAGAAACACTATTAATATAATTAGTTTATCATAGAAAATAGCTATCGTGTTGATAGGCGTGTGTATACAGTGGTTTACAGTTCAAAATCCAC